GAACGACACCCGAACCGGAAGGCAATCCCGCACCTGCGGCTGCCGCCCGGCCCGGACGTGTAGACCCCAACGCGCTCGTGGCTCCGGGCCGGGGCCGCTCGGCGGCTCGCTCAACCGGCGCTCAGCAGAAAATCGTGTGGGATCCCCAGAGCATCGCGGCGTTCTACGCCGACGTGCGGAAGGGAGCCTACAAAACGAAACCTGATGAGCAGGCGCGGCTGGAGACAGACATCTTCAAGGCTCAGGCCGAAGGTCGCGTCGCCGTCTGACCGTAAAAGAGACAGGTCATGGCTTACACTCCGGCAATTGCTGCCCAGCGATACACTCCGATCGCCAACTTCCCGGTGCCGGTCGCCGCTTCGGCGGCGCCTTCGCCGGCATACTCGGGGACGTTCATTCCCGAGATCTGGTCGAGCAAGCTGATCGACAAGTTCTACGATGCGACCGTTCTCGCGGCCATCGCGAACACCGACTACGAAGGCGAGATCCAGAGCTACGGCGACACGATCAACATCCGGACTCGCCCCAACGTCACGATCAAGGACTATGCGCCAGACATGGCGCTGGAGATCGAACGCCCGAGCGCGCCGATCATCCAGTTGACCATCACCGAGGGTCACTACTTCAACACGATCCTCGACGATGTCTACCGGGTGCAGTCCGACCTCGACATGATGAATCTCTGGGCGGTCGACGCCGCCGAGCAGATGAAGATCACGGTGGATCGGAACGTCCTCGCGGCGCTTCCGACGATGGCGCATGCCGACAATATTGGCGCCACCGCCGGCCGGATCTCGAACGACATCGACGTGGGCGTGACGGCGGCTCCGAGGCTGGTCGTGGCAAAGGGTGGAGTCGGTGCCAACATCGACATCATCGACTACATCCTCAACATGGGGCAGGTGCTCGACGAGCAGAACGTCCCGGAGAACGGGCGGTTCATCATCCTGCCGTCATGGGCATCGACGATGCTCAAGAAGTCCGAGCTTCGCGACGCCTCGCTGACCGGCGATGCCGTCTCGGTGCTCCGGAACGGGCGGATCGGCGTGATCGACCGGTTCACCATCTACACGTCGAACTTGCTCCCGGCGCCGGGCGCCGCGGGCGAGCAGTGGGTGATCGCTGGCACCGCGGCCGGACTCAGCTTCGCGGCGCAGTTGACCGAGATGGAGACGCTGCGCTCCGAGCAGACCTTCGGCACCCTGATGCGCGGCCTGATGGTGTACGGCTTCGGCGCGACGCTGCCGATCAGCATCGCGGCCGGCGTCATCAAGAAGGGCTGACGCTGATCCACCCCCGCCGGCGCCGCCGGCGGGGGCCTCTAGGAGAGAACGATGTCAGAAGCCAAGCAGAAGTCGGTTTCCGCCGAGAAGATGTTGCCGCAACTCGATCCTCGCGTTCCGCCGATGTTCGTGCGGCGGAAGAAGGATGGAATGGTCACGGGATGGTCGACGATCTTTCGCAAGAACCTCGACGATTTCGAGATCTACTATCGGCCCGGAACCGACGACGCGCTTGCCCATGCGATCAAGATGCGCCGCTACGAGGCCAAGATGGCGCTCGAAGGCGGCGATCCCTACGCAGGTGGTAGCCGTGGCTTCTCGATGATGGTCGGAGAGGTCGTGGATGCCGAATATAGCAGCAATAACGGCTGACGCTCGGGTTCTTCTACAGGACAAGGTCGTTCCGTATCGCTATGAGGCGGTCGAGCTTGATGGCTATGCCCGGGACGCAGTAGCGACTTTTCTGCGGCTCCGTCCCGATCTTCGCATCGGCATCGAGTGGTCCCGCTTCGGCACCGCCGTCGAGGTCCCTGCGACGCTGGACGACTACTGGCCGTTGCTCTCCGAGTATGTCGCGGCTAAGGCTGAACTGCGCGACGACCAGTTCACGAATGATGGCCGCGTCATAGCCCTGCTGCAGAAGGTCCGCAGCGGCCTAGTCACGACGGGGCTCTGAGATGCGGGTAGGGTTCGACTCTTGGCATGACACGCTCATGAGCGTCCTGCCGGGGGCGTCGCGGGCCAACGTCGAGTTGGTGTTCTGGAACACGGCCCGGGAGTTCTACCGCAGGTCCCGGTCGTGGCGCGAGAAGCTCGGGGCGTTCACGCTGGGCGCCGGGCAAGATACGCTGTCGCTGCAACCGGTCGATCAGAATGCGGACATCTGCTATCTCGAAGCGGTCCAGCTTGAGGGCACCTATCTCTACATGCGACCCGGGTACAATGGGGGTTATGCCGAAGGGACCCCCGGGCGCATCTGGCTGGAGGATCCGCACACTCTGAGGATCAATCCGACGCCGGTTCAGGAGTATCGTGGGCTTTGGCTCTATGTCTCCGCCTCGCCGGCGCGCAACGCGGAGGCGCTGCCTGCCTACGCTGAAACCCACCATTTTCAGGCGCTGGAGGTCGGCACGCTGGGCAAGCTCATGGCGCAGCCGAACAAGCCGTGGACCGAGCCAGCCAACGCCATGCTGAACCAGCGACGGTTTGAGATCGCCATCGCCCGGGCGCGGGCGGACGCGGAGAAGGAGTATGGCAAGACCGCGGGGAACTGGTCCTTCAATCAGGTCTCGGTGCGATGAGCAACCGCATCTGCGTTCCCTTTGCCAACCGACTATGGCGTGGAGAAAGTAGCTGGCCGGGGTTGAATCTCGTCGTCATGCTGGTGGACGGGGACTACGTCTACGACGTGGATACTCCTGTCTTACCCGACCTTCCCATCGGGATCTCGGAGACGATGACGGGTCTGACGGTCAACGAGGGCTGGGCGCAGGCCGAGCCCGCATGGTTCCCCGCCGTCAGCGATGTTCGACGGATCGATGGTGCGGTAGTCATCGACGTGGGGCGGACCGAGGTCATCCTGCTGATCGACACGGCGGTGGGTCTGCCGACCTATGTCCCGGGGATTCCATTCTGGCTCGCATGGCAAGGGCAGGGTATCGTGCGGATATGATAAACGCCTTTGCCATCAACGAGGATCTTGGTTTCGCGCTCTACGGCGGCGTGGTGCAGGTGACGGCGTGGGTGGATAGCCTCTTTCCGGCTCCGATCGTCCTCATAGTTGAACAGCGGGTCGACCAGCTATGCGTGCGTGGGAATGTTTCACGTGAAACAACGCCTCGCTACTCGGGGCGGGAGATCATCGTTCGGGGGGCGAAACACATATGCTGACCGCACGGTATCGCCAGAATGCTGAACAGCACCTTCGTCGGGTCATCAACCTGACAGAGTTTCTTAATGATGCTGAAATCCTGACCTCGGTTTCCCTATCGGATGATGCGTCCGATCTTAGTGGACTGACGGTCGACAACGTTATCCTGCTGCCGGACAATAAGCGGTTTGAGTTCTACATCGGAGATGGCTACCCGGGGAACATATACGACCTCAACTTCATCACTACGACGAACCAAGGCCAGCGTCGATCCGATCAGGTACAGGTTATTATCGACGGGGCTCTGGGCTACGGTCCTCGTCCTCGGAGCCCGGTGGTTCCGAAGCATAAGCATACGATGGAGGATCTGCCCGAAGTAGCTGCCTTTTTGGCAGCCCTAGCTCCGGAGGGTATTCGGCCTGAGAATTATAACTATGGCAGTGATGGAGCAAACGTCACAGCGGCGTTTGAGAAAGCTATCACCGATGGCCGGTCTCTTATTTTGGACGGAAACTATGTGCTGACTTCGCCTCTGTCTTTTGAACTAGAGGCGGAGAGTCTTTCGGTAGATGGGCATGGAAAGATCAGGATCGCTGCTGATTTTCCGACGCCGGGGATTCTTATTTCTGCGCCATATCCAACGGCGCGTGTAATAACTTCCATTGTCCAGACTACGCGCATCTTTCCCGGAGGCAACGCGCCTACAGATGCTACTGCACTTACTGTTCCGGGGCACGATTTCTCGATTGGCGACCTTGTAAAGCCAGTTGCAGACAACGCTATTGTTCCTTCTCCCGAAGCTACTCGGGTTGGAGAGTTTGTTTATATTGCGGATATGGCTGGTGATGTTATCTACGTTACAGGTTTTCTTAACAATACTTATACCACTAACCGGCGCATAGTTCGGGTACGTAGCGAGTCGCAACTTATCTGGGCTGGTCCTCGGTTCGAGGCGACGCCGTCTCAGGTAGGCTGGGACACGATCATGTTGCAGGTGCAGGGATTTGCCTTCCCCTACATTCGCACGACCTGCGAGCATGGTTATGACATCGGGCTCAACTTGATTTCCTGCTTCATGGCTGAGGTCGACATTGCGGGCAGGGACCTGCGTAACCGGGTGTCGAGTGAGGGTACTAGCGGATACCTGCTGCAGGACAGCGCCTCGGCATTCACTCAGGCAAAGATCCGTGGAGTCGATGCTCGGCACGCATACACTACTGACAGCCCACAGCCAGTGGTAAATGGTCCAGCACACTTCTATGGTCAGACGATAGGGGCTGTTATTTCCGGCGCTGGCTATGCATCTTCGGCTGCGGCCTTCGACACTCACGCCGAGGCGGTTGACGTAACGTTCGTCGACCTGACCACAGGGCGAACTCGACTTGGAGAGGATGCTTCCGGCGCTGCGGTGAACCTGCGTGGCATCCGCAACCGGGTGATAGGCTTGACGGATCGAGGATCGAACGCGGCGGTGAGTTTCTATGCTCCTGTTGTGGGGGGCTGCGTCGACTGTGAAGTGCGCAACGTCAACTATGTCGGTCCCGGAGATGGCTTTCGGGTTGGTAATGTTGGGGGAAGCAGCGTTACTCGGCCAAAGCTAAAGAGCGGGCTGATCCGCACCAGTAAGAACCGTTCGGGAATATTCTGGGCCTGCACTGGCGCGGAACTAGATGACTACACTCTTACGCCTACTGGCAATGCGACGCACGAAGGCATCGTGCTTGCAGGCAATGCTGACGTGCGCATCCGTCGTCTCACCATAGACCTTGCAGATTATACGGGCACTACTTTCCGAGGTCTTTCCATTACGGCAGCGACCCCCGGAAACCGGTTGCGGGTCGGCACGGTGGAGGTTGTCAACGGAGCAGGTAAGTTTGCGACTTACCTGCACGCGCACTCCGCCGTGGCGATCGTGGAGATCGGTGGGCTCAAGTCGGACGTGGAACCCTCGGGCGGTTATTTTCAGGGGATCGAGAACCTCACCAGCTTCAAATGGGTAGGTCCACCGGACAGCGTGATAGGCTCGGCAGCGCCGACCACCGGTACGTGGGTGCGTGGCGACATCGTCTGGGATGATACGCCTTCGGCTGGCGGAACTATGGGCTGGGTCTGCACCGCTTCGGGCACGCCGGGCACGTGGAAAACCTTCGGGAGCATCGGAGCATGATCGAGCACATCCTTGAGATCCTGAAAGGCGTCTCTACCGATGACACTGCACGCCAGCGCTTCGACAATAACCTTTCGGGGAGGCTGCTCTACACGATCGACGCCCCGGTAACACAGTTCCAGATCGCTGTTCTGTCTGGGTCGTGGCCGATCTACCTCGCCGATGGAGAGTGGTTCAACGTGACCCTTTCCAGCCCGATCGACGGCAGGTTCGAGATCGTCAAGGTCGTGTCGATGAACAACGACTACCTCGGCGTGGAGCGGGGCATGGAGGGCACGCTGCCGCAGCTATGGGAGGCAGCTACCACCGTCTTGTCGGCGCGGATCACTGGCGACACGCTCAAGCGGCTGGGCCGGAAGGACGAGCTTAACCGCTGGGCAATGACGCAGGAGTTTCAGCAGGGCTTTCTGAACCGCGGCGATGCGAGGTTCGTGAATGGGCTCTCGATCGGGGGCGACGACACCGAGCCGGATGCGACGATCGGGACCGTCAGCGGGATGGTGGCGATCAACGCAGGCATCCCGCTGGCACTTTATTCCAGCCAGTTGCAGTTCAACGGGATCGGCTTCCCGGCGAACCCTGACTTGGTGGAAGGTCAGCACCTGTACGTCGACAAGGCCACGCACCAGATCGTCGGCCGGCGGCTGGAGTGGTACATCGGAGCTTTCATCTCGGCGCCAGCACATCTCAACAATGGCGACCCGATGCAGCCGGGGATGATCTATTTCAACCTGATCTCGCTGCGCGCGATGGTATGGACCGGGGCTCGGTGGCGTGACCTGATTTCTCCCGGTCCCGGCTTCCTCAAGCAGTTGGTCTACATAGTCGACACGGTGGATCAGACCGAGTTCCTGCTGGGAGATCCGGACATGAACGGCAACGTTTATGAACTGGATCTGGTCAATCCAGAGACAGTCCACGTCTTTCTGGATGGGCTGCAACTGGTGCAGAATGTTGGCTTCGGTGGTGACTTTATCGTCAGCGTCGCTTTGAACAGGATCACGATGGAAGAAGCTCCGCCTATCGGGTCTACTATCCAGATTGACTTGTATGTCAACCCGGTGAAGCTGTCTCCGGTTGGTGTTCAGATGTCGTTGCTCACGCCTCCGGTTCCGAATGGTGTAACCACGACTTTTGACCTGACGCTGGTGGAGAGCGGTGACTCGATCAGCCCGGGAGGTCCGCAGGATCTGGAGATTTACGTCGATGGAGTGCGTCAGCGGCCGGGGGTCGACTACGATGTTGTGCTGAACGAGATCACCTTCACGACTGCGCCGCATGTCACGTCGGTCATATGGGGTCTCTACTACCTACCGTTCACCGGGGCTGGAACTGGCGGCGGTGGCGATCTTCCGGAGGGGAACCAAGAGGGAGATACGCTCCAGACCAACGGCGACTTGGTGTGGATCGCGAAGCAGAATGTCGACGCAGGCACCATCTGACTGGACTTACTGGTAAGACCCGCGCATAGTTTCAACCAGCCTAGATAGGCCAAGACAGGAGCGGCAGATGCCGGCACGGTCGCAGCGCCACCTTCGCGAAATCGTAGGGGTCGACAGCAAGGGAGATACCTATTTCCCCGGTCGAGGTCCCGCGAACGCTTTCACCGTAGCCCGCAATCTCGGCGCCAGAACGATCACCGTGGCCAGCGGCCCCGCGGCGTATCCGCGGACTGTGCGCGTGGAATACAAAGTCAATGGGGTCAACAATGTCATCCCCGTCTACGCGACTGTTCTGATCGGCGATACCTTCGGCGCAATCGCAACCAAGATCGCGGCTGCGGTCAATGCGAGATCCGAGTTGAATGCGGCAGCGGTCGGGGGCGTCGTGACTCTGACCTTCGACACGGCCACTACCATTCAGACGCTAGAGGTCTCGATCTTCTGATGCCGTCCAAGATTCAGACTCTTCGCCGTGTGAATGGAGCCGCCGGGGCACCGCCTGCGGTAGGCATTCTAGCAGGTGAAGCGTTCTTGAACTTTGCCGGAGCAGCGGGCTCTGGTGGAGAGACTGAGCTTTGGGCCTATGACGGTACAGCGTGGCGCCGGGTCAATCCGGTGGATGCCTACGCCAGCAACGCTGAGATTCTGGCTGGCTCGGTGGCGAACAAGCAGATCAGCCCGGCGGGGCTGCAGAGCCGAACCCGGGCGACAAGTGCAGGTGCGGCCGACGCTGGCTACATCCCCCGCCTGAACGCCTCGGGGCTGATCGACAGCAGCATGCTGGCGATTGCTGGGGGTCTGCGTTTCATCGGTGCTACCGATCTGGCTGTAGCGTTCGCTCTGACGCCCTCTGGGGGGCTGCAGGGCGGCGACTATGTGGTGCATAACGGCGCTGGGGCAGCTACCGTCCACGCCTCGTACACGGGCGCTGCGGGGCAGCTAGTCGATGCTGGAGACATGGTCCTCTACGATGGCAGCGATTGGACCATCCTGCAGACAGGGGTGGACCTGAGCAGCTATCTGTCGAAAGCAGGTGGCAGCATGATCGCCGGCGCGGCGATCACTTTCGACGTGCCCGGCGGAGCGGGGCTGGTGGATCGTCTCAATGGCACCGACGCGGCCAAGTCCAGCATCAGCAATTTCACCCTCGACGCCGGAGTTCTCTAGATGGATAGCCCGATTCTGAATCTGAGCGTGACCGCTGCCGAGGCGCAGACGATCCTCGACGCCCTCGGCGAGCTACCGCATAAGCGGGTAGGCACGCTTTCGATCAAGCTGCAGTCGCAGGCGCAGGAGCAACTCGACAAGTTCGCCCGAGGGCAGATGGAGCAGTCGATGCTGAATCCGATGGGGGTCGCGGTAGCGTCGCAGGGAATGCAGAACGGCGTC